ATAAACTTTGAAAGAGGGATAGAACCTAAACATACAATGCGTATAGGCAAGTATGCTTTAATTAAGAAGTGGTTTGATGATTTAAACATTCCGGAAGATGAATATGTGATAAATTCAGATTTTAGTATAAGTGTTGTAGGGAGTTTATACTTAAGTAATACTAAAATAACTTCACTTCCTGATAATTTAAGTGTTGGGGGGAGTTTAGACTTAAGCTATACTAATATAACTTCTCTCCCTGATAATTTAAGTGTTGGATGGGATTTATACTTAAGTAATACTAATATAACTTCTCTTCCTGATAATTTAAGCGTTGGAAGGGGTTTAGACTTAAGAAATACTCCTATAACTTCTCTTCCTGATAATTTAAGCGTTGGAAGGGGTTTAGACTTAAGAAATACTCCTATAACTTCTCTTCCTGATAATTTAAGTGTTGGAGGAAATTTAGGCTTAAGCAATACTAATATAACTTCTCTTCCTGATAATTTAAGTGTTGGAGGGAGTTTATACTTAAGTAATACTAATATAACTTCTCTTCCTGATAATTTAAGTGTTGGAGGAAATTTAGGCTTAAGCAATACTCCAATAACTTCACTTCCTGATAATTTAAGTGTTGGAGGGAGTTTATGGTTAAATAATACTAAAATAACTTCTCTTCCTGATAATTTAAGTGTTGTAGGATCTATTTACGGATTTGCAGGAAAGGTTCCAGCTAAATTTAAAAGAAATATTATTAAAGAAAGTATAAACTTTGAAAGAGGGATAGAACCTAAACATACAATGCGTATAGGCAAGTATGCTTTAATTAAGAAGTGGTTTGATGATTTAAACATTCCGGAAGATGAATATGTAATAAATTCAGATTTTAGTATAAGTGTTGTAGGGAGTTTAAACTTAAGTAATACTCCTATAACTTCTCTTCCTGATAATTTAAGTGTTGGAAGGGATTTATACTTAAGAAATACTAAAATAACTTCTCTTCCTGATAATTTAAGTGTTGGAGGGAGTTTAGACTTAAGGAATACTAAAATAACTTCACTTCCTGATAATTTAAGTGTTGGAGGAAATTTAGGCTTAAGAAATACTCCAATAACTTCTCTTCCTGATAATTTAAGTGTTGGATGGAGTTTATGGTTAAATAATACTAATATAACTTCTCTTCCTGATAATTTAAGCGTTGGAAGGGGTTTAGACTTAAGGAATACTAAAATAACTTCTCTTCCCGATAATTTAAGTGTTGGATGGGATTTATACTTAAGTAATACTAAAATAACTTCTCTCCCTGATAATTTAAGTGTTGGAAGGAGTTTAGACTTAAGTAATACTAAAATAACTTCTCTTCCTGATAATTTAAGTGTTGGAGGGAGTTTATACTTAAGTAATACTAAAATAACTTCTCTTCCTGATAATTTAAGTCTTGGAGGGAGTTTAGACTTAAGAAATACTCCAATAACTTCTCTTCCTGATAATTTAAGTGTTGGAGGGGGTTTAGACTTAAGCAATACTAATATAACTTCTCTTCCTGATAATTTAAGTGTTGGATGGAGTTTATGGTTAAATAATACTAATATAACTTCTCTTCCTGATAATTTAAGTGTTGGAGGGAGTTTAAACTTAAGTAATACTAAAATAACTTCTCTTCCAGCATCGTTAGAAGTAAAGGGGGAAATTATAGGATTTTATTCTAAGATAGTTAGAGAAAGTATTAGTTTCAGAAATATATAATAAAATTATGCTTTTAAAAATATGAATAAAATTGAATTAATTGATAGAATCAATGGCGAAATTACTAGTTCCTGTGCTCTTCCATATTCCCCGCCAAAAGCAGAAATCGAACGTATTATTGATAAGGAAATGAGATTTTTATATAGAGAATATAGAGAACTTCTTTATGATAGAATTTATATTATCAATAAAAAATATTATCAAACTCAACAATGGAAAGATTCGAGAACTTTTCAGATGAATAAATGCACCGAAGGTATAAAAGTTGTTAAAGAAATGACAGGGGGTAGTCGAGTGTTTGGTATCAATGACCCGGATTTAAATTTTGATAGATTAATGGCTTCGGATCTTTATCTGACCCCTCTTAGTTCAGATCAGATTACTTATAGAACTATTCAATGGTCATTTTGGGATCTTGCAAGAGCATTTAACCTTACAGATATTAACCACGATTTTAATCCAAACACGCATAGACTTTCAATAACTGGTCGTACCCCGGTTGAAGGACTATTTGTTTTAGCTTTAGATCGTATTCCCGAAGAAGATGCATGGGAGGATACAATTGTTCTGGATTGGATGATTGCTAAATGTAAACTTTCTATGGCTCGTATTCTCGGAACATTCAATTACCAGCTTCTTGGTAACGTACAAATTAACTATGAACAATGGAGAACAGAAGGGAATGAAGAATTAGAAAGATTGAGAGAAAAAATTAAGGGGGATAATCCTCCAGATTATTTTCTTTTCTTTAGCTAGGATATATAAAATAAAAGATGAAAGGATTAATTTATAGAGTAACTAGCCCTAATTCAAAAAAATATTATGGCCAAACAATTCAAGGATTGGAAAAAAGAAAAAAGGCATAAAAGAGATTTAGAGGAGGGGTAAGTTGGTTTTTTATCGAGCTTTGAAAAAACACGGATGGAAAAATTTTAGATCTTTACACCCAGGGATTTGGATCCAGAGTTATCGAAAGGGAATTATAAAACAAATATAGTTTTTTAAAATTTCTTAGAGAAAAAGGTGTTTGGAAAGTTCATAAATTTGATGGAAATATAAATAAAAAGACTTAAAATTTAACCGGATTTTAACATTAAATAAAAAACTTTTTCTTAAATATTCATACAATAAGTGTCTAAGAGAGAAAGAAAGAATCTATCTTAAATGAAAGAAAAAATGAGTATAATTGAAGAAAATATTAATTTCGAAAGAGGAATCGACCCTAAAACCTCTATGAAGATTGGATTAATTAATAAAAGAAATTTTGAAACCCCTGAAGATGTTATAAATTGGATTCTGCGTTTCCCATTTGTTGTTTCTGAAGGATTTTTAAAAAAATGGGATTCCAATGATATAGAGAAAAATTCTTATTTACGGGATTATTGGAACCAGGATTTTTATAATTTTAAAGATAATCTGGGATTTACTAAATCGGATATGGCAAAATGGCTAAAACATAATATTACTATCAAAGGGTTTACATTAGGATTAAAAGAATTAAAAAATTTAGTAGATGAAGTATGTAAAAGAATCTATGAAAGAAGAAATGCGGGGGGATTGGATGAAGTATTAAATTTTAAGAGAGGGATGGAGCCTACACAAGCTTTGAATGTTGGAAAAGTTCATTTGATTCAACAGTGGTTAAATGATGGTGGGGTTAGTGTAAAAAATTTTAAAATTAATAAGGATTTTTCTATAGATCTTTTGACATCTTGGATTAATCAATCTAGACCAGATTTATTTCCAAATGGAAAATTCCCGGAATATATTAGATTTAGATCATCAAAGGATTTTGATATTGATGATTGCGGAATTGAGAATCTTGAGGGATGCCCACTAATTGTTAATGGATATTTTTCTTGCCAAATGAATAAAATTTATTCTTTGATTGGAATGCCTTTAAAAGTTTCGATGAGTGTTTACATCATGGGGAATGAAAGATATTTTACTGAAGAACAAATAAAAGAAAAATGTAATGTCGGTGTAAATATTCAGGCTGATAATACTCCAGAATTATGATAGTTAAAGAAAATATTGGATTTCAGCGTGGATTAGATCCAAAAAAAGCAATGGGGATTGGTTTTTTTAAATTTGATGTGGAATATAGCGGTGCGTTTGAAGAAAATTTTTTAAAAGATAAATCCTACGCTCGCGAATGGATTTATAACGGGGAAAGAATACTTGAAGTAGAAGGCTCCGTTGGATCGGATTATATCAGTATGTGGATAAAACTATCTGGCGGAAATGAATTTAGTGTTGAAGCAAATTTTAGATGGAAAAGATCCGAAAAATCCGCTTATTTATCTATACCCTCTGAGAATATTAAAGATAAAGATATAGGTTCAGAATTTTTTAAATTTTTCTATGATGAAAATTTGAACCCGGATTATTCACCATTGAATCCTGTTCTTTTAGCATACGAATCCTATTTCAAAGAAATCGAAGAGGAAAAAGAAATGCAAAGATCTTGGGAAGAAGCAAATGCAGAAGAATTAGACGAGTCCCAGAATTTTGAAAGGAGGAAGGATCCCAAATATTCTATGGAAATTGGTAAAAGAGTTCTTATAGAAAAATGGTTAAAAGAATATAATCTTTTTGAAGATTCGATCATAAATGAAGATCTTACTATTGACATTCCAGCTAAAGCAAATTTAGTAGTTCATCTTAATAAAAAAGGATTAGAAAATTTTCCAGAATATATTCAATTTCGAAGAACACATGGGGGTTTTGATATTAGCGATAACAAATTTACGTCATTAAGAGGCTGTCCAACCCATGTTTTTGAAACAAAAAATTTAAGAGGAAGTTTTAAATGCTTTAATAATAGCTTAACTTCTTTGGAAGGAAGTCCTAAAGAAGTAGATGGTGTTTATATCTGCTATGGCAATCCTGGAGAATTCCAGAGAGAAGATGTAAATGCTGTATGTCAAGTTATAAGTAAACAAATCTGGGGGGATGATAAAGCGAAAGTAAATGAATCTATGAATTTTCAAAGAATTGGAGATCCTTTAGATACTTTGAATATTGGACTTCATTCAAAAATTGTTCATTGGATGGAAACCACTATAAAAACAATAATGAATGAAGGAGAAGATTATCGAATAAATAGAGATGGAACAGTTGATCTATTAAGCGATTTCAATATAGTAGGATTAGGAATGGAAAAATTTCCTAAATTTATTATTTTTAATATTGCTTATGATAGTTTTTACGCAGCAAATAATCATTTTACCTCTTTGAGAGGATTTCCTAAAGAAATTTATGGGGATCTATCTATATATGGGGGACCCTGCAAATGGAAGGAGAATGAAATAAGAAAATATATTAAAGTACATGGAACTATTTGGAATTAAAATATAAAATAAAATGAAGGATTTTTACCCAAAAATAAGAGATTTTTTATTTGAAAAAGACGAACTTTATAATCAAGTAAGCAGATCTAATAAGATCGATGATTATGCTTATGTCTTTGCAAAAGATGGAACGAAAATTGACATGAGGCATTTAAAAAGTGAGATTGAAAGTGCTAAAACAGCTATTGTTGCTCAATCCCCTCTTTTCGAACCCTATGTCCATAAATTTACCCCAATTTATACTTGGTTAGTTCCTACTATGGCAACAGATGGAACTCGTCTTTTTATTAACCCTCTTTTTGCAAATAAGTTATCATGGGAGCAAAAAATATTCGTTATCATACATGAGATCATGCATTGTGCTCTTCTTCACATGGATAGAATGAAAAGCAGAAATGCTACAGTTATGATTAGTGGAAAACCAGCTTCTTTGTTTAATATTGCTGGAGATTATGAAATAAATGATATTATTGTTGATACACTTAGCGATTTTGATGAGGAGTTTATTAAAAAACTTGGCGGACTTTATGATGTCCAATGGCTAAATTTCCCTGTTGAAGTGATATATGATGAGTTGAAAAAGACTATTCCCAAAATGCCGCCTAATCCAAATAAAAATGAAAATCAAGGGGCAAATAAAGGGGAGGGTGAAGGAAGGCAGGCAGGTTCTGGACAACCGGGTGGTCACGGAAAAGGACAAGGAAAGGGCGAGGCATCAGCTCTTTCGGTTGGAAGCAAAGTTAAAGTTAAATCCACCGGAGAAAAGGGCGTAGTTACAGCTATTAATTCCGATGGAACTTATGAGGTTGGTCCTCTTAATGAAGGATACAAAAGAGAAGATCTTGTTTCTTTAGACCCAGGTCAAGGACAGGGGGAAGGGGGTCAAGGGCAAGGGGGCGAAGGTGAAAAATCAGAGGATAAAGGAGTTGGCGGAGCGGGGGATGAGGAATCTTACGATCAGAATGCAGAATATGACCCAGCTGGAACAGGGGGCATTATTTCATCTGAAAGGGGAAAGAAAATTGCTAAAGCAAGCGGATATGAAGAAGGGGAAATGGGACCCGATGAAAATCCCACCGATAAATGGAGAGTAGAGGTGCCTAAAATGCTTGACCGGGCTGCGAAATGGCAAAAAAGAAGAGGTCAGGGAAAAGGAGGAGCACTTGTAAAAGCTCTTTATAAATTACACCGGGGGGATGTTAATTGGCAAAATATGTTTAGGAGATATGTTGCTACGGCATTGTCACCAGAAGTTTATCAAAAAATTGGTAATAAAAAATATTTAGGGGGGGAATATCTTCGTTATGGCGAAAAACACAAGCAAGATGCTCTTGAAAATATAGTAGTATTAGTTGATGTTTCGGGTTCTATGGGTCAGGAAGCTCTTAATAAAATCCTCAATGAAATAAATAATATTATCTTTTCAAAAAGAGTAAATAAAATAGTTGTTGCTTTCTTTGACGACGGTGTTGATGATAAGAGTGTTCAAACAATTAAAAAAATGAGCAGACCTTATATCCCGAAAGATGTTAAAGGTGGCGGGGGGACAAATTTTCAAAAAGCTCTTGATTGGGTCAAAGAGCATTTAAGAGATAGAGTTTCTCTATGCGTATTTATGACAGATGGCGAAGCACCAATGCCCAAAAAACCTTCTTATGCACATAAATTTATTTGGGTAGTTTATGGCAATCCCGGATTTCAGCATCCATTTGGCAAACAAATTAATATTAGCTAATGATTGTTAGAGAAAGTATAAATTTTACGCGACAAGCTCCGTCTATCGAAGGATTAAGATTAGGAAAAACTGCGATTTTTTTGAAAGTGATTTATGAATTATCTTATGATGAGTTTAAAGATAAAGATTCTGGTCTTCAAACCATATCTGAATTTACTGAAAAAACGGCTCATGTAATTAATATGAGAAAACTACCCAGTTTTTATGAAGAAAATAAAGGGAATTCCGTTATAGTGCAAATTCTCAATGATATATTAGATAAAGTTTTAACATTTAATCCGAATAAACTTGAATATCGTGCGGGTGGCTGGGTCAATTTATTTTTTAGATTGGGAAGAGAAGAAGAAATCTGGTCAAATCCTAAATGGATAAATGAGTATACTTTTAATGAATTTCGCCGACAAGATTCAAAAAGAACTGTTGAGGAAACAAAAAAACTTGGAGCTAATAAAGCTTTTGTACTTGGATTTACTCGAGATGAAAGGGAATTGGAAAAATGGGGGATTGAAAACGGGGCAACCAATCTAACATATAATAATGATGAACCTATCCAAAGCGCTTGTGAAAAAGGAGATTTAGAAATAGCAAAATTACTTTTAGCCGATTCTAAAGTAGATCCTACTACAAATACTGCAGATGGAAAAAGATATAAATCTGACGAAACAAATTTTTGTATAAGAAGAGCAGCAAAAGCAGGTCACATAGAAGTTGTAAAATTACTTCTAAAAGATCGAAGAGTTGATCCAGCAAGCCGGGGGAATTGGGCCTTAGCACAATGTTTAGCAAAGGGGAATTTAGAAATATGTAAAATACTCTTATCAGATCGAAGAGTAAGAGATAGCATCTTTGATATGAATCAAGCTTCTATTAAAAGATTTGAAAATTATAGAAGAATGGGCCAATTATGATAGTTAAGAATCATTAGAATTCGCCAAAGGCGGTGATGTTAAAATAAATATAGGGATCTATATATCCTGGATTATTTACTTAGCCGCCATAAAGTAGGAGAATAATTAACGGATAAAGAAATCGCTAAGTATAAAGGGAAGATAAATAAAGTATAAAAATAAAAATAAAATTGCAATGAAAAAACAATTAGTATGTGAATCGCTTCAGGATTTCCAGATCGATAGAGGGGAATTAAACGAAGCCATATTTAGCAAAATCACTGGAGCTATTGGGAAATTTTTTCAGAAGATCGGAAAATTATTCTTCTTTATGTTTCAAGGGGAACCGACTACAGAAGCTAATGCCCCAGTAAACATAGGAATCATGGATAAAGAAGGATCCCTTTTCAAAGGAATTTCATATGTTCCATCTCCAGCTGATATTGAAATAAACCCGGATCTAAGAAGCTTAACTTCAGAAAGACTTATTCAAAAAAGAGGGGGGGATCAAATTGAAGAATCCTTAATGGAGGAACTTCTTTTAACTGAAGCTGGATCCAGAATTAAACTCGAGCACCCCGATAAAAATGTTCCTAATGTTGATAAAAAAGAACTCTATAGAAGGATTCGTATGGTTTTAAAAAACCCCCAGGCAAAACCTATTATGATTTGGGGAGCACCTGGTATTGGAAAAACAGCTATTGTTAAGGCTGTTCTTTCAGCAAATACAAAAGGAAGACTTATTGATGTACAAACATCAAAAATGGCACCAGATGACTGGTCACTTCCTGCAACTTATAAAGTAGATGATGAGCTCAAAGCAAGGGATATTCCTAAATCATGGCTTCCAGTTTATATTAGAACTCAAGACCCCGATGAGAATAAAAGAAGAGATGAAATCTCTAATATGGGTGAAGGCGGCATTTTATTTTTGGATGAGCTTTCACGTGCATCTGGTTCTGTTCAGAATACTTGCTTAAAACTTATCGATGAAAGAATAATTGGCGATGCAGTTCTAGGCTCTAAATGGTCAATTATTTCTGCGTCAAACAGAGCAGGAGACGACCCTGAAGGTGTTCAGAATTTCTCAACAGCTCTCGGAAACAGATTTTCTCAGATTAACTATATTCCAGATTTCAAAGGATGGAAAGAATGGGCGCAGGATAAAGTTGATCCACGTATTCTTGATTTTCTAGAATTTAATGAAGAATATTTCTACACTCTTGAAGATGATCCAGAAAAGAGTATCTTTGCATCCCCCCGTTCATGGGAAGCAGCTTCTAAGAATATCGCTCTCTTAATGCAAGATGCTAAAGATGAAGGCTACAAAGTAACTATTAAAGATATTGTAAATGTAGTTGGTTCTGATGTTGGTATGGATATTGCAACAGAATTTCAAACATTCTTACGTCTTCTTGAATCGTTCAAAAAAGAAGATATTAAAGAGGTTCTTACCCATCCGGATAAGGCACGTATGCCTAAAAAAGCTGGATCCGGATATGACCAATCTGAAGCTAATGCTCTTATCTCTCTTGTTTGTACATCAACCAGAGGAAGAGATATTACTCCTGAAGAATTCAATAATTTCGTAACTTATCTTATACGTCTTGATAATGGTTCTCTCGCAACAAGGGGATTAAAAATGATGATTGATATTCATCCTTATATCCACGAAGAACTTGGCGAAGTTGAAGGAAGGGATAAGTACAAAGAAGGGGTAGATAGATTTATTGAAAAGTATAAAGATATATTCTAATATTAAGCAAAAAAACAGTAAAAAGTGATAATTAAAGAATCATTATTGGGGTTTCAGAGGGGAAAGCCCTTTGAAACTTTGGCATTAGGAAAGAAAAAAGAAGTAGATGCGTGGTTAAAGAAATATGTTCCTTTTGCCCATGCCAGAATTAATTCTCAATGGACAATTGATACAAAGGATGTTGTTATCCCCCAAGGAAAAACCCTCTATGAAGGAATTCCTGAATATATCCAATTTAATATTTGTGACGGCAATTTTCTTTTAAGGGATAACCAAATTAAATCTATGACAGGATGTCCCAAAATTGTTAGGGGGGATTTTATGGTAGATGGAAATAAACTCGAAGACCTAGATGGATGTCCTGAAGAGGTTAAAGGGGATTTCTTTATTAAAAGAAATAATAAAAAATTTACCATTGACGAGATCAAAAAAATTTGCAATGTTGGGGGTCGTATTTCTGTATGATAGTTAGAGAATCCATAGAATCTCAAAGAGGATTATCCCCTAAACAATCTATGGGAATTAGTCTTTAAAAAACAATTAAAGATTTCTTGAATGAAAAAACTACTTCAAACCCATCCCTATGGATTTCTTATTTGTTATCTGAGGGGGATTCTGATTACAGAAAAAGGAGCAAGAAATCTTTTTTCTGCAATGGTTACAAATGACGACAAAATTAAATATTATTCTCCACAAAGTTATAGCGGAGATATGACAGCAGAAGATATAAACGATTCCATTGCGAATCGACTAGAAGATTTAGAATGAAATTAGTTTGCGAATCATTGCAGGAAATATTTGAAAGCCCGGATGAAATCTCTCTTCCTAATCTTACTTATAATAGATTCGGGGAACCTGTGAATAACGATATGTTTAAATCACCTCATTTCTCAGACGAAGACGCTCGTCCATTCTGGTATGATGAAGGTATTTTTCATTTAGGCCCGGATGGTCAAACTCATCCCGAAGGAATAAGAAAAGAAGGATTTTTCTCTGGGAGAATATGGACAGATAAAAAATTAATTAGTTTTTGGGAATATCCGGATGCTGAAGATTTTTTAATACTCATTGCAGATCTTGAAAAAGAACTCGGACAACCTATTCTAGGAAAAAGATGGAAAGTTGAAGTATTAGATGGGGAATGGAGAAAAGAAGATAATTTTCAAACTGAATTAATTCCAATAAAAAATTATCAAGGAAGCGAACAAAGATCTCAGGAGGATATGGGGAAAGAACATATAAAATCCCCTCTATTTAAAGCAAAACATGTTGCTCCAGGATTTGGATCTAAAGATCCCACTTATCAATCAAAGCGAGCATGGCAGATGGCTTCAGCTACAAGCGAGTGTGCTAATAACAAATATATAAAACTATGATAGTACGGGAAGGCTTAAATTTCGAAAGGGGGATGGATCCTAAGGACTCCTTAAAAATAGGGAACGAAAAACTTCGTACTTTGCAAAAGAATTATGAATATCTGGGGTCTATTATTAAGAATTTGCAAACCCCAGATGATGAATTTAACTTTCAGAAAGTTCGCCAGAAAATAGATGGTTTAAAGAGTGTTATTGAAATTATTATTGTTGAATATATTAGGAAAAAATATAATATTAAATTCAAAGAAGACAGTAGGGAAGAAGTTCGCCCAGGTTCTCCTCGTTTATTTGCTTCTGCTGATATAGGGGAATATCGATATGAACTTAGAAGAAACGAGGTTGGCAGCACTTATTGGACTAAAGTAATTAGTTTAAAAGGAAAAACTATAAACATAGCAAAAACAAAATGGGTAAATATTGAACAAAATTTTTATGAGACATCTCAATCGTCTTCACTAAGAATTTTTGATGAAAAATTTCAAAAACTCCTCAAGAAATTTTTTTAAAATATTTTTTTATTAGGGATCTTTTTTGTATAATTGCAAAAAAGAAATTATGGACTTCATAAGGGGTATAGAACCAAAACAATCTTTAAACATTGGCTTTGCTCCAAAAATTAAAAACTGGATGAGTCATTCGGGCGAATTTAGTTATGATGATTTTTTTGAAGTATGGCAATGGGCTTTAGCTAGACGGAAATTTACGGTATTTCCTTATCTCATTAGTCTGAATGGCCGAAAATGGGTTAATGGGAAAACGATCGATGTCTCTGATTTTAATAATGAATTACTTTGGAGATCTATTGAAACAAAAGATATTGCAGCTGTTAAAGCACTTCTTACTGTTTCAGGACTTTTCAGAAAAGAAATACTTACACTTGAATTTGGGACTTCTGAATTAGAAGAGGAATTTGTTGAGCGTGGGGATATAAAAAGACCCATGAGAGCTACAAACTTCGGTACCTTTCTTAACTTGGCTACAGCCATTTATCCGAATAAAGAAATTGAAATTTTACTCCTTAATTACTTTAAATATGAATCTAAACTTTGAAAGAGGCAGAGAGCCTAAAAAAACAATGGATGTTGGCTTCCCCACTTAAAAAATTGAATATAAATAATTAATGGTTTAGCTTAAAGTTGAAACTAATAATCCTTTTAAAAATAATTCTTTTTCTTTTTCTCTTCTTTCTTCCAAACCTGGAAATTTAATGGGGTTAGTTTTTGTAATTAAAATACTATCAGCAGCTGTTAAATAATCCCCCTGTTTTAATGATTGGATCATATCAGAGCCTCTAAGGCCATTTATCCCCATATTATATGCCATGGAAACCATAGAATCCCACATATGCTGAGATATTTTAATGTTTAATCCTTGTCTAACCCATTTTTCAAAAAGTCTTTTAACCCCTTCTTCTGCTTTTTTTAAATCCTTTCTAAAAAGTATTTCTGCTTCATATTCTGATATTTTTTGCCCTACAACGTACTGGGACGCGTTAGCAGGCTCTGCATGACCCCAGCCAATGGTTATCTTACCGTCACCTATTTTGTAAGCTTCTAAGCGAAGTTTTTCATGGTTTCGAATAAAATTTAAACCGTCATTACTGGTTTTTAAGGTAAGAGGATTCTGCAAAATATCATAATTAAGTTTTGTTCCTTCATCTTTCCAGAAATAGAAATCAAATAATTGATCAAATTTTTCTTGAACATCATCCTTAGAGACATAGGGTTGCTGAGCTAAATGTATGAGTGGTTTAGAATTAACTAATTCTTGTTTTGATGGCAAATCTTTTAATCCTTTATTGCTAGCAGTTAATAAAAACAAAGATGCAAGAATCCCTATTTTTTTGGCCTTATCCTTAATAGAATTAAAGTCAATCCGTTCATTTAGAATTTCCCTGACTAAAAAATCTTCATTCAAAAAGGGGTAAATGGATTCAGTAATTAGCATTTAAATATTTTTTATTTATATATCTATTCGACAATATTTCCTTTCTCTCCTTTAAAAAATGACAAAATGTCATTAATTTTTTTATGGCATAAAATTTGAAATACTATATATGTTTAACTAAAAATATTAAAAACATGGAAAATAAATTAGTAAAAAGATTTTTTAACGATGGTTTTTCGTACAACGATTTTTTTAATTTCTTTGATTCCTTAGAAGAGCGGGATATTTTGGCATTAGCAGCTTCTGATAGTTCCACCCCCAAAGTATGGGATAGATTCACGGATGATAAAACCAATGAAAAAGTGATTCAGATCGGTATCCCTGGTTTTAGCAAAAATGAACTTGAAATTAGCATTGAAGATGATGCTATTTTTATTAAAGGGGAAATAAAAAATGAGAATGCTAAAAAATTTTACAGGAACTCTGTTTCATATTCCATTTCTGATTCCAATATTGATTCAGAATCAATAAATGCTTCTCTGGATAACGGGATTTTGGAAATAAGATATAAAATTCTGCCAGGTAAGGATCCAAAAAGAATAGAAATTAAATAAAAAAGAGCCTTCGGGCTCTTTTTTTGTGATAAATATTAAAAGGTTTAGATAAAAATATGTATATTTACCCTATGAGAGCTAAAAAAGTTACGGATTTTATACAGGAAGGGGTGGCTGATATAGCTGCTGAAAAACTATTTAATATTCCAAATGAAACCAGCAAAAAATCCCTAGCTCCTAATGAAGAGCTTATTGCTCGCGATGGAAAATGGGCATTAATTAAAAACCCCGTCTCAATGGATTCTTTAAATCGCAATGTTAGAGGGGTTATTACTAAAGATGGCGATGTATATATGGAAAATTTTTCAGAGAAGATACATCACGATCTTCTTAAAATTCTTTTTGACCGGGGTATTATTAAAGGGGAATTTTCAAAAAAATGGAACAAACAGCTTCCAACTGAATCTGGTTTTTTAACTGTACAACGATATAAGGATACCGAAAATATTTGTATAGGGGAAAGCAATCGGTTGTTATATGATGCCGAAAATTACGATAGGTTTATTCCATATTATTCAGCTTTCATAAAAAAAGCTCAAGAAAAAAATACCGAATTAAAATTGCGAGATAAATTGGTCGGGATGAAATTCTCTGCTCTCAAAGAAAAAAGTAATATTCATTCTTTTGCCCATAACATATGCGAGGGGAAGCATTTTATAAAAAATAATTTATAAAAAAACTGAAATTGAAACCCCTCTATATGAGGGGTTTTTTGTGGTCTTTTCGTAATATAGAGATATATAAATTAAAAACTATAATATCTAGTAGATATTAGAAATTATCCTAGATGGCACGGAAGTAAATGTAAAAATAAAATATTATGTCTGTAAAAGAAATATACATCAGAAATCCAGAAGATCCAAATTACCAGTATAATGTTTTTTCTCATTCAGATCCTATAGAAAGTATTATTTCAAAAGTGAAAATGATATTGGGAACTACGCAAGGGCAAATTTTGGGGGATATAAATTTTGGCGTTGGTATTGAGGATCTTATCTTTGAAACTAAAATTAATAAGGTAGAGTTAGAAGAAAAAATTCTAAAACAAATTCAACAGTATGTTTCCGAAAGCAGCCAATTTAAAATTCAACCTTCTGTTTCTTTTGGAAAAGCTGATGGATTTAACTATGCCATTATAGATATTTTTATAAATGATCAAAAATCTATAGGAATATTAATAAAATAATTTTTTAAAAAATGAATATTATAAAAGCAAGCAGAATTCGCTTATCAGAGTTATATCAGGATTCAATTAATTTCATAAAACAAACTTATGACGATGCAGGTCAGTATTTTACCATGGCATCTCCTATGGGTCAGCTTCTTCAAGTTATTTTAAATATAGGAAGGATGATTCTTTACTATGTTGAAGATTCCATCACTGAACTTAATATTTTGACCGCTTCCAGAGCTCAAAGTGTAAAAGGTCTCGCTGGATTAACTGGGCATAATGCTTCCCGGGGGATGGCCGCACGGGGGACACTTAGACTATATTATAATGGGGAAAAACTCGATATTTATGGAAATACAGCAATTATACCTAATTATACTAGGCTTACCTCTACTTTTAATGGCCTTACCTATACAGTGACTCTTCCTGGAAATGAAACTCGCTTAGATTTAGGATCAATTACAAATTATGTCGATGTAAATATAGTTCAGGGTAAACTAGAATATCAGCAAGCAACTGGAACTGGGGATCCATTACAATCCTTTAATTTTCAAACTAAGAAAGGATCTATGATTGATAATTTCTTTGTAAATATCTATGTAAATGGGAAAAAATGGGAAAATAAAGATTCTATCATTGATATGAATTTCAATGAAGAAAGTGTTATGACTAAAACAGGTCAAACTGGGGGTATCGATATTTTCTTTGGCAATGGATATAATGGAGCCGTTCCCGCTCTTGGCTCTACAATTTTAGTAGAATATCTTTTAACGGATGGGGAAGCTGGAAATATTAGAACTGCAGAGGCTAAAACCAGTACTAATTGGAAATTTGAAGGCAAGGGTTATTCTCTTAATAGCCAGGAGATAGATTTAAATAAAATTCTTAGAATATCTATTCAAAAAGATATTTTATTTGGCGCTCAAGAAGAACCAGTTTATCTTACCCGTCTTTTAGCCCCTCATATGTCAAGAAGCTTTGTTCTTGCAAATCAAAATAATTATATCTATTTTTTAAGCAAACTTAACATGTTTACAATTGTTGATGCTATTCCGGGGTTTACTACATTTGAAGATCAATATAGTCTTGATAAATATAATCAGTCTAAAACCACTTTTGAAAATATTCAAGAACAATATCGCACTCTTTTGGCTACTGTTGGAGCTTCTTCAAGTCAATCCCTTGCAAAGAAAACAGAATTGGATAATGCCCAAAATCAGGTTGCTTATTGGCAAGGTCAAGTGGAGGAACAGAAAAAAGATGATAATACAGTTTATCTTTATTTAGTTCCAGATGTTAATCAAAGGATACCAGCTAATCAAAATTATTATACATGTACGTTGGATTCGTTCCAGCTAACCGACTTTGAGAAAAGGGGGATATTAGATTTAATTGAAGAAAGCGGGCAAAGAATTCTTACCATAGATAATGCTATTATGACGATCAAGTATCCCAGATTTGTTCTAAATATAGTTCTTATCATATATGAAGGATACGAATTAAATAATATACGAGAAACTATTATTTCAAAAACATCTGACTATTTCTTAAAAAATACAAGAAGGGATAGAATTCCCCAATCTGATATTGTTAGAATTATAGAACAAATTGATGGAGTTGACTCAGTTTCCGTTTGGTTTGATGCTGATAAAAATAATTTTCAAATTTATGGAAATGGTTACGGTTTAGATGATTATGGAGATATACTTCTCGAAAGATATGTATTAGATGCTTTTAATAATAAAGTAACTGTTAAGGATATTTATCCTCTTATTCGTGGGGGATTTGAAAGTTCTAACGGAATTTCTTATGATGATTCGGTTGTTAAGGATCGCCTTTCAACTCTAAATATCAACTTGAGAGGGATTACTCCTACCACTTTTTCTAGTAATCAAAATAAAAATATCGTATCCAATTTATAATGGCAAATTCAATTCAGAAACAGAATACTGTAAGCAGCAAAAGTCAAAAGTTTAGGGTAAGACCTTCTTATCTTAATGCAGCAAAACATCTTTCCGACAATTATTTAAATCTTGGATATGCGTATCAAGGAAAGATACTTCAAAAGATGACCTCTCCGGAACTTTGGACAAACCCAAGACAAAAACCTTTATTTGCTCAGCTTGAAGGAATGATTGAGTTCATTCTAGAGCAGGTTAAATATATTAAGAAACATATGAGTATTGCGCATGATAAAAACTCTATTAATATATAATTTATGAATATACAAGATTGGAAGATATTTTCAAAAGCCGGATCAGAATTGCAGAGTTTTGCCGATACTTATTTGCCACTTACATTTATTGCTACTAATAGGGATGCAACTGGTGCTACAGCTTATGCTATAACAGATCCGAGCAACTATATCATCGATGTCAAAGTTACAAATAGCGGGTGGGAATATCCCACAAATACGCAGGTTCAACTAGATTCTAAAGTATTAAACCCACCCGAAGTTTCTATTAGATTTAAAGATGTTTCTATTTTTAATCCGGATCTCACTAATTCTCAAGCTATAGAAAGCGTTTCAATAACGTTAACCCCAGATGTTTCTTTCCTTTATCCATCTGTTTCTTTAAGTTCAGCCATATTTCTCAACCCTATTTCTCAGGGTCTTGTAGAAACTGAACATTTAACTATTCTTGAACAAATCTCAGCAGGGGCTTTTACTAACCCCTTTGACCCAATAAATCCAACATTGGTTTTTAGATTTAGCGATGGAGATCCGGAAATTAAGCTATTTGAAATTGATGAACATGAACAATTACTTAATTGGTCTGACGAATTAGTTATTGATGCATCACAGGGAATTGCAGGATCCGGATTAATGATTAATATTGGATTCCGTTCGGACAATGAAGGAGTTTATGAAAGAAGACTCCGAATTTATCATCGGGTAGGAACCATAGAATATCTTATCGCAGAGATAATGGTTAATGCTGAATCAATTGGTCCGGATGAAAGATTTGATACTCTTATAACAAACTTTGGTTTACCAAGTCCAAAAGCAACTCCACTTCTTTTTAAAGAAGCAGATATTAATGAGGCTCTTCCGGACTGGGAACTCCTTAATCAAAAAGGAAAACATATGATTCTCGAGCATGATAAAATCATGCCCTATATAGGAACTTATAAAGCTCTTATAAATGCTATTAAATGGTTGGGATATGATGATATAAGTGTTAAAGAATGGTTTAAAAACGTAAAGGAAAATAAAAAAATATCTTTATCAGTTCCTTATGATGCTGCGGAAAGAACAAAAACAATTCTTTATTTTACCCCAGAAGAAAGAAGAAATCTTAAAAAATTAAATCAGCTTTCACTTGTTTATTGTATTACCAGGGAGACGGGGGAAATAGATGAATGGGGAACGCCATTAACTGAAGACTGTTACAGCTATAATCTTAATGAAATTCTTATTAAACTATATGCTCTTAAGGAATGGCTTGAAAGATGGATCATCGGGGTGAATGCTCGCATCACAGATATTACCGGGGAGGGTATTTACTTTGAGAGATATCAGAATTTTATTTATGCCACTCAAAACGTTGGTCTTCAAGCTGACTATAAACAATCCGTTTCCCCATACGTATTAACTAAAGATTCGGAATTAGCTGCTGGGGATGCTAGTATGGCTTTAACCCTCGAGGAATTGACAAAAGCTACAGCACAAAATATCCCTCATACGGCGTTGGATCTTATAAAATTTTGCTGGAATCCTTCATGCGGATATTTTGATATTACCGACACCTCATGTCTCTTATCGGATCCTTCTACTATTTTTATTGGTCCTTCAACTCAATTTCCTTTAATCGAATTTTTTGATATCCAATGGAAAGCTTCTGCAGAAAAAACAGATTCCGGAGCTTTACAAGATAATTTTGTAACTAAGCCTTTATGGATTTATGAAAATGAGATCAGATTCTTTAATATATTAGATACTTCTTCTCAATTTTATGATAATTCAACTAATTTAAATATTGTACTAGAGAAAGCTTATTTGAGAGATCCATTAAATGATATTTGGCAGGATTCAATTGCTTATTCTATTTATTCGGATCCTTGCACCGGAGGATATTGGTTTGAGAGTTCTACTGGAGTAAAAGTTCAATCTTTTGACTATATAAATTTAATTCCGGGGGTGAATTCTAAATTAATCTATGAAGTTGATGCTAACTATAGAGTTCCTCTATTAAGTCTCGAAAATTATCAATTTACCGATGCTTCGGGTAATGTTAATTTTATTAACAAAAAATATTTCTTAGATATTCTTGATGGAAAGATTATGATGGATTCTAGTATGCTAGGAATTAAAGATTGGGTAACTGATCCAAGTACACCAGGAATTGAAAATATCGAAACTACTATCAATTGGAATTACGATACATCCTTAGACGAGCAAAAAATTACTTTAAATGTAGTTTATCGTTCACCTAGAATGCCTTTATACATTTATGATCCTTCCATTTATTATAGTTTACAAGGTTCAGATCCTTTTGCAGCAAGAGTGGTTGATAATAGTGTTTATCTTCTTAAAGTAAATCATACGGGGGATTTCCATATTGAGATTTACGCATGGGATGGATTCAATAATATTTTTACAAATCAAATGGAAACTACTTATCCAGTTTGGACCAAATTTCCAGCAATTTATTCTTTAGTGGATAGTTCTAATTACTTATCTTTTGAAGCTAGCACAAACATGAGTTTATCTGATGTTAGTGCTCTTATCGATGCAAATAGATTTCCTTTATTTGATAGAAATATTCCTTTACAAGGATTAAGTTTAAATTTTGATCCTTCTGGAAATCCATATATTGAAGTTCCTTCAATTACCTATTTTCAAGATCTTCCAGATCCGGATTCTTTAAATAAATTTATAAATTTGACTGAAAGAGTTTTGACAATTTCGGGAACAACTATTACTGTAGATGAAGATTATCAACATTTCTATATGGGGGATAATATTAAATTGGTTAAATTTGATAGAGGGAAATATTCATTAATTCAAGAAGTTAGTGCACTTATTCTTTCGGCTGATAACTTAATACCTAATACTATTATTCTTGATCAAAATCCATTTATAATAGAAGCATCTACAGAAATTTATATTCTTAATGATACTTATAGAACTGCTATAAATGCAACTAATGTTTTGGATAAACTAACTATTGATGTAAGTGGATATCAATTTGAACCGGATCAATTAATAGGAATTATAGTTTCAGATGGAAGCACGGGATATTCATGGGGATCTTCTTATAGGGTTTTAAGTGTTGATGGAAGCACCCATACATTAGATCAGAATGTTCCTCAGTTCTTTATCGATAACCCCGGAAAATATGCTATTAAGGCTAAACATGCTTTTTCAACATATGCAGATTTTACAATTGAAACAGATCATGCTACGGAAATTGCAAATATCTTTAAAATTTATCTTAAAAATAGTTATTGCCAGGAATATTTCCTCGATAATACCTTTGTAGTTATAAACGTCTTATTTGATCAGGACTATGTAAATCAGCAGTGGTATGATCCTTCTGATAATCTGGTAAATTCAACTTTTTATGCTTATAATGAACCAATTGCAGTCGATGTTAGCACTTTAGTTATCTTTAAATCTTTATATGATGTAAGTAATTATATGTTAGATCAACATAATATTTGGACCGTAAAAAATCACGATACTGAGCAAATGATTTTTAAGGTATTTAATGATAGCGTGCCTTTTGTTTTCAACCAGGTGGGGATTTATGATATTATTGTAGAAAGTATCGATAAATTTGGAAATTTAAAAACTCAAAAATGGGAAGGATTAATTAAGGTTCAATGAAAAATGTTTTAGTTGTAGTCGATGTTCAAGTTCATTTTAAATCTGTTACAGATAAATATGTAGATGAAATATTTGAACTGTGCAAAACGTTTGATGAAGTCTATCAAATATGGGATGCTGTTGATGTAAATACCCCCGATTTTAAGTTCCCAAATCAAGTTAATGCCATTAGAAAAGAATATGGTGGAGAATTACTTGAAGAAGACATTGATTATTATCAGTTTTCTGAAAATGATAAAGAAAGATTGCGAGAAGGATTTAACAATGGGTTTTCTAGCGGGGAAATGTTCGCAGATGGGCAGGGGGAAAAAATACAGTGGTTCTTATATGTCGGAGGAATGCATGAATGGTTTATTATTCCTGAAAAATTATTCACACTATTTAAAAAATTGAAAACCGAGGGGAAGCAAATTATTCTTTGCGGGGGAGCAGAGGAGGAATGTTTAGAAGATATTAGAGTTGTTGCTATGGCAATGGATTTGGAATCAGAGATTTTAGGAACATACGTATACTCTTAAATAATGGAAAATAGATTTTATAAAGAAAATAAAATAGAATCAATAAATACCGAAAATTCTTTTTTCCTCATTGATTCAAATGAATGGAGAAAAGCAGGTATTATCTCAGTTGAAAGGTTAGGAAGAATTCTACAAATCCAATTAGACGAGGATATATTCAAAAGAAATGTAACTGCTGTTACGTTTTCGAAGCAAGATGAAATAGCGGAGTTACCACCAGAGAGTCTTCCGGTTGATCCTAAGACCCATATATCTGTTGATGAAAATTATTTGTATGTATGGATTCCTCAATCAAAAAGATGGAAAAGAATTCCGTTGGCAATTTATTAGATGCATAGAATAAATCTTTCTTTATGTCCAATAAATTTTATATTTATATTATAAACAAGCTCTTAAATAAACAATATGCTGGCCGTAACTAAATACCCCCATTTTTATAAAGTATAATTCTTACCATTTTTTATAGATTTTTTGAAATCTAATCCACGTTCAAAATCGAAATTTTCCTTAATTGTTATATTCCGGAATATTAGATTTTTCTATTGTATTGGATTTTTTTATATCATATCTAGCTTTTTCAACTAGTATTTTAGCTAGATCTAAATAAGAGGCATAATCATCGTGAACAATAACCTGCAATCTATCTGCTGTTGGAGGGAATTTTCTTAATATCCATTTTGGATATAATAATACATAATACCGCTAGATTTATATACCTTTTGCTTATACCCATATTTATACCAATATGGGTTTACTAGCTGAAGTTTAAGAGTTAAATGTTTTTCCTGAGCCTCCGACATGGAAGCAGGCTTAATTAATCCAGTTGATTCTAAATATTCAATAGCTTTTTTTCTATCCGCGAAATTAAGTTCCTTCGATCTTTCTTTCATGGGTTTAGCCGAAAGGCCTATCCTTAAGTTTTTAAATGGATTTTCGCTTTTTTCGAACTCATATAAATACTTTTTTTTATAAATTTTGCTTTCATTATTAAATATTTATTTTTTTATCCAATCAGAGTAATATCAGCATCTACTACTCTTTTAACATCTTTCAAATCTGCTTTTGCGGTTGCCCGGGTTTCTCCGAAAACCCCTCTTCTAGAAATTCCTATATAACCTCTATAATCTGCTTGCTTGTGTTTTAAAATAAGAATTGGATATCCTCGATAATCCCTAATCAGATCAATAATTTCATAATGAAATCCGTGTTTATCTAGATCGATAACCCAATTTGTATTTTCAATGATATCTTTATCTAGTTTGGCTTTTCCAATATTTATGGCTTTTTTAGATTCAAGCCCACGTTCAAAATTTAAATTCTCTTGAACTATTTTCATACATTTCTAAAATTTTCTCGCTAAATTTGGATCATTTTTAAGATACCCCTTAATTATTGTACGAATTTCATTTTCAGACAAATTATATTCCGATGCAATTTTATTAATAACTATTTTGGGGGTTCTTTCTCCTAAATATTTTTTAAGATTATTATATAAATCCAATGCGGCAAAACCTATATTGTTATTTCTATTTATTGTGTTTCCCCGCGTTTTTTTGGCTTTCATAGATACCTCTTCCTGATACTTCTCTGATCTACTAAAATCTGCATTAATGTCTACAGCTTCCATAGCTAATGCGTATACTTCTCCAGCCTGCATTTTTTCAAATTCATCGAATGCATCTATTATCTTATTATATAGCACATTGGACTCAGTCCCTTCACGATTTCCTTGTAGCAAAAGTCTAAATTTAGACATTGTATAATTAACTGTACGGGGTTTAAGTCCTAATACATCGGCTAATCTCGGAGCAGGTAGTTTCTGAAAATCCATATTAATTTCTTTATTTATCTTTAATGCATTACGTGTCAATGCATTATCACCTCTCCCCCTACTATCTTCGGATCTTCCCATTGCATCCTTAGCAGCTAAATAAATTGCAGCTAATTGTGATTTGGTTAAAACATCCAGACCTTGTGCTAAAGCAATTTTTTCCCCTCTATATTTGCTTCCGTATAGCTCATTTAAAGATTCAGATACAAGTTTTTTCATTTCTTTCTTTTTTTTATTATATATTTAAAGCAAATATACTAATTATTTCAAAAATAAAAAATATTTACACAGGAATTGGCGGGAATCTGGGGTGGGGGAAATGCGTCCAGATGTAAAACAAAACCAATTAAATGGAATACGAAATATCGGAAAGGGAGAAAAGCTAAAGAGGCAGCGGATTCATGCCAGGAAAGCCATATGTTTTTGCCCCTACAGGTGCCCATTTGGTATTTAAGAAATTTATCCAAAGTAAATTTGTTGGTTTCAAATTTTCATACTTAGGAAATGGATCAGCTTTAATAATCGTTGGCATTGCTAATTTTAAAGCAGCTTTATAGGCTTTAGTATTATTAAAGGTCTTTGCTAAAGAAGGTCCATAATTAGTCTTCATCAAGTCTTCATTTTTTGGTTCAAATTTTTCTATAATTTTATCTAAAGATCCGGAATTAATGTTCTGATCAATATCCTCAGCCATCTTAATGATAGGTTTGGGGTTTTTAATTGTAGGAGCGAAATTAGCTGTTTCAGGTTTTGCAGCAGTTGGAAGAGAAGACAAAAATTTATTCATATTTTCTAACAAAATATCTAATTTCGCAAACTGTTTATCGATTTGATCCTGAGTTTTTTGCAATGCTTGTATTTTAGGATCCGGATTTTGAATAATAGAAGACCCGTCATAAGCATCTTTAATGATCTTGTATTTAGTTTCTAAAACCAATTTATCTTTTTTAGCCATAAGTATTTGTTCATTCAGACTTGCCATATTAGTTGTCCAAATATAGAATTCATTCGTATATCTAGTAATATCTTCTTTTGCATTCTTAGTACGATCCCTTTTTGGCTTTTGAATTTTTAAATCTCTTTTTTGATTTTCTATATTACTTATCTTAATCTCAACTTCTTTTATATTTGCTTTAGATTTGTCCAAATATTCTTTTAAAATTTCTTTTTTGAATTTGGCTAGCTGATCTGTTAAGGTTTTCTTTAACACTTCAATTTCCCTTTTCATTAAAGTTGTAGGATCTGCTAGAGGAACATGATGTTCAGTAGACCAGTTAACAAATAAAGCCCAAGGAAATAGATAAATTCCTGTCACGGTAAGACCTATAACAATAAACCCCCAATTTGTTTCGAAAGCTTTTACTGGAGTATAAACTGTTGGAAAAGAAATAGGGCCAATTGGGGGAGGAACCCCTGTTGACCAACCTGTTGCAGGGTTAGCTACACTAGCTAAAGTTGCAAAAGAGCAATAACGCATCCAATATTTAATGTCATCATATCCCTTTTTACTTTTTGGCGAAAGATATGGATCTTCTTCATCTGGAGATTCGCATAATTGATCTGCTATAGAATATAATCTATATTGTTCCCCGTTTATAACTGTGATGGAATAAGTGTTAAATGTTCTTGAAATATTATCGAGTTCTTTTATAAGAGCATTAATCTCTTCGGGCAAAGCATCATATCTTTTCCATAAGTCTTCAAAGAATTGTTCAATCCAGATTCCTTCTAATTTGGTTTGCGTCCATTTTGTTCTATTTGGAGAATATTTTGTTTCAACAAGTTTATCTATCTCAATACTAAAATTAAATAAAAACAAGATATAGTTTCTTAAGAATGTTTTTTCATCACTCGTTTTTGTATTCTTTTTTTGTAAGTCCAATAAATAGTTTTCCCCCGATGTAAAACGCTCCCCAATTTTAGCATTATTCTCATCCCATTTTTTGCGAAGTATATCATAGAAACTAGGATCAGCTGAAAAAAAGGTTCCTTGTGAGAGTTCTTTGCAATAAACATTTACTTTACTTTTTATATTAATAACACTATATTTGTCCGTAAAATACCTATCCCTTAAGAATTCATTTACCTTGTTTATAAAAGCCGTAGCAATGTTATTTTTATCAAAGTATGAAGATAGTTGAGTTGCAAGAGAAAAATAAAATTCTATAAGTTCAAATTCTTTTGCATCAGGTTTTGTAACTTTGGATTGATCCATTCCCTTTTGACCATCTGCTTTGAGATATTTAAAAAGAATTTTTTCGCTATCGTCTAGTTCCTTTTGTATATCACCCATTTGTTCAGCTTCGGCTTTAGCTTTTACATTATTACTGCTAGTAATTTTTTGATTTATTTTATCCCAAACTTTTTTCTGCTTTTTAAAGTCAGCCATAATTCCTTCCCATCTCTTAGAAACTCCACCAGTTTTATAAAATAAGGATAAGACTTCTGCAACTGAAAGTCTCCCATCTATTAAAGGGGAATATTTAAGCATTACAGGATAAATGCTAGGCAAATAAAATTCCGATATAAAAAATTTAATATCATTTTGCTCTTTATAAGAATCGTTTAATTGGTTTATAATTTTTTCTAAATATATTTGATTAGGATCTGAAATATTTTGAACATAGATTTTGTTTGGCTCTACCAATTCAACAATTCCATTTACATTAGGGTAAATTTTGTCTCCTAAGTAAGTTGCCATAGGAGCTCCAATATTTAAAGTATCTCCAGTTTTGACTAGAATATTTAAATTTATACTGGAATTATTTTGAAACAAAGCCTTTGTAGCAATATCTGGCTGGGAACCATCATTTATGGAAGTATCCTGATTCGGAGCAACTTCGCAAGAAATACTTTGTATTTTTTCTTCTGCTGGAATATGTGGAACAATGTTATCATCAATATTAACAGAACAAGAGACTATTTGTTCAATAAATGGATGAGAAGAAATAGATACATCATCAGGATAAGGAACAGAAGAACATATTTGAGATAAAGTAATTTCTTGAAATGATTCTAGAGCTTTTCCCTGCAATTTCTTCCTATTATTTATATAGATCAAAGAAGCTAGTAAAACACTAGAGATAATAGCATCCATGATTTTAAATGATTCTAATAAAGTTTCTGCTTGTTTTCTTTCGTTAGCATTGAATCCTTTATATACTTTTTTAGCCCCGTCAAGAGTTTTTTTCTCGTCTTTTAAACTCTGTTTAATAATGGATGAGATATTTCGGATAAGTCCCTGCAGATATTTCCCCCGGTGTGGAGATGGCAATTCGTTTTGCTCTAGAAATTCTTTTATTTTTAATACTATAACATAAGCTAAAAATATCCATGGGGCAAGACCTGCTATTTCATATGCAGTTTGGAATACTCTAGAGGAATTTGAAGTCTTATTATCAAATTCATCAGAGTTATTAAAAATATCTATATACTCCTCAGCAGAAAGATTCTTATTCCCTAAGGACTTAAGAAAATTATCAAATTCTTGAGCATAATAATCTGGATTCTCACAAGCTAAAACAATTTCATTTAGATGGGATTCATCGATATCGTTACCGATCTCTCCTAAAAGTTTTTGGAGATTCCTACTATTTTTAACATAATCTAACGCTTCATCGTCAGTAGTATTTTTGCCAATTTGTTTTTTAAGCTGGTCAAGAATTTTATTGAGTAAAGTAAAGGCAGCAAGTTTTAAAGCGAGAAGAACTGCAGGTTTCTTTAAAAACCCTTTAAATTTCTTGATTGATTTTTGAAGTTTTTCAAAAGCTGCTTTTATTAATTTATCTTTAATACTCATCTAATCTAATTCTAATAACTTGGTGTATTTTTGAACTAACTGTTCAAATGGATATAATTCTTCTCGACCCATATTTTTGAAATTATACTGAATATTTCCCCAGCCGAAATGAACAGTATCTGACATAAGTTTTAATGCTTCTTCTATAAAAAGGGATCTAAACTCTGAATACTCAGAACTATGTATTAATTTTTGAATTTGGTCATAATCTTTTTTGAGTTGATTAATGGGGCGGATATAACCAATTTTCATAGTTTTATATGGATTTTTCCCTCTTTCAAAATTAAAATCCCCATCGATTTTCTTTTTCCAAAAAGGTTTTTTCATCCATTTTTGAATTTTTCTCAAATATAGCTCTTTGTATTTAAAATCCACTCTATTTAAAATATCCAAGCAAACATAATTAGGATCCTCCCCTCGAATAAATCTATATTTTAATTCCCTCGATAATTTGGTATCTATTATATCGACTATTATTTTTATAGCATTGTAAGTACTCCATTTTTTATGGGTATCAGTACTTATTAACTTTGGAACCATTAAATCCCCAAATTTTTCATCTAAATCATAATAATTGCCGATTTTTAAAGAATCATTAGGATTTAATCCTCTTTCAAAATTTATGTTTTCTCGTATTAACATTTATTATATTTATTTTTAATGTTTATAATCCAATAAGAACATTTTTTGATAAACAAGCATTTTTAGCTTGCTGAACAATCCCGGCATTTACTCCTGGGGTAAAAGGGGCTTTTGCATCAATTGCTGTAGCTAAAGTTTGCAATAGAGGGAATAATATATTTCCGAGCACAGCCGGACTATATGGAGCCCCCCCCAATTTTGTTATTTGGTTCCCGCTAGCTATAACTTCATCAGCATTAATAGAAACTTTTGCCGATGCAGAAATATTAACTTCATTCTTTGTTACAATACTTAATTTATCACCATCTAATTGTATCATCGAATCCCGATTTGCATGCTGAATCGTAATCATACTGTCCGGAGAAATCTGAATAAAACTCTCTCTATAAAACATCTGGAATCCACTATTTCTTTGATAAATGATCGTTAGCTCTTCATCTGGATCATAAAGCAAGACATGGGTTCCGTCATAGTCATCTTTTATCCTTTGGATTAATTGGGTATCTATATTTTGAATAGTAGTATACTCTGGGGAATAAATATCGCCGTTATTAAACTGAACCCGAACTATAGAACCTATTTTAGGGATTGATATTGATCCTGCACCATTCCCCCCAAAAAAAGTAGAGTTAATTGGCACAGCCCAAGGGAGATCCTTTGCAGCAAGATCATCCATCAGTCTATACACACGAACTTGACATCGACCCGAAAAAGTTGGGTCAATATTGTTTACAATTATAGCAAGCCAATCATTATCATGCAAATCTTTAAAAGATAGATGCAAGCCATCGGGGATTATCATATTGTTTGAATTATTTGATCCGGTATTTATTTTTAAACCCTATAATTTGTCCTTTTACTTTTAACGATGCTGGAAGAGAAGTTATTTTAGTATTGCTTAAGTATAAATTCCCCCCAACACTTAAATTATCAGGAAGAGAAGTTATAGGAGTATTACTTAAGTTTAAACTCCATTCAACACTTAAATTATCAGGAAGAGAAGTTATTGGAGTATTACTTAAGTTTAAATTCTCTCCAACACTTAAATTATCCGGAAGAGAAGTTATATTAGTATTATTTAACCATAAACTCCCTCTAACACTTAAATTATCAGGAAGTGAAGTTATATTAGTATTATTTAACCATAAACTCCCTCCAACACTTAAATTATCAGGAAGAGAAGTTATATTAGTATTGCTTAAGTCTAAATTTCCTCTAAGACTTAAATTATCGGGGAGAGAAGTTATTGGAGTATTGCTTAAGTCTAAACCCACTCTAACACTTAAACTATCAGGAAGAGAAGTTATTTTAGTATCATTTAACCATAAACTCCCTCCAACACTTAAATTATCAGGAAGAGAAGTTATATTAGTATTACTTAAGTATAAATTCCCTCCAACACTTAAATTATCAGGAAGAGAAGTTATTTTAGTATTTCTTAAGTCTAAACTCTCTCCAACACTTAAATTATCAGGAAGTGAAGTTATTTTAGTATCACTTAAGCCTAAATCCCCTCCAACACTTAAATTATCAGGAAGAGAAGTTATATTAGTATTTCTTAAGTATAAACCCCCTCCAACACTTAAATTATCAGGAAGAGAAGTTATTTTAGTATCATTTAACCATAAACTCCCTCCAACACTTAAATTATCAGGAAGAGAAGTTATTTTAGTATTTCTTAAGTCTAAATCCCCTCCAACACTTAAATTATCAGGAAGAGAAGTTATAGGAGT